GGTGCGCGTGCCTGTCGTGTGGGTCGTTCCTTCGGCGCGAAGTCTGCGAAGGATACGGATTGCGTTGGTGGTTGCGGCGGCGTGGCTGTTGTGGTGTCCATAAATTACGGTGCGGCTTGCTGCTGGCGTGCCCTGAAGGCGGCGTCCAGTTCCTCGGGTGATTGCAGGTGCGCCCCCGCCCATCCGTCGTATTCCGGCACTGGCTCTGGTTTCTTTGGCGCCTCCTCGGCGAGCGCATCCAACGTCTCCAAGGTGCGATAGCCACCCGCTGAATACGCTCCGATGAGTCCAGCCTGTTCGATCGTTGTCGCCCTCCCCATCCTCGGGCGAAGCGATTCCTCGACCAGTTCCCGCGCCAGCTTGAATATCGGGTCTTCGAGCATCGCCTTCAGGCGGGTGTGAAAGGTGGGGTTGGAGCGGAATTCTAGGACCGTCATATCAGAAGTTCGGGGTGTTGATTCGTTTGTTGGTCACAACGTCGCTACTGCTTGCGCTGGCGAGTTCCTGCGCGAGTTCGACGTTTTGCTTTGCCTGCTTGTTGGCGAGTTCCGCGTCGGTTTTCTTCGTGGCGAGCGCGATTCGGTTCTGGACTTCCGCGACCTTCAGTTGCTCGTCGGTCTGGAACTTGCGGACCATGAGTTCCATTTCGAGTCGCGCCTTTTCCAGCTTGGCGATCTGCTCCTGGTCCGGCTGCTCCGCGGCGTTCGCCTCCTGTTGCTGCTCGGAAATCGCACGCTCAATCTGGCGAACGTAGGTGGTCCAGATTGCGCCGTATTCCTGCAACGCCTTCTTGTAAGCGCCGAACTCCTGCGCCCGTGTCGGGTCGTTTTGCAGCGCGGCAACGTGCCTCTCGGTGTGTGGGATGAGTAGCGCTAGAAACGCAATGTGCGGTTGGAGTTCCATGATGTCGCCCTGCTCGCCGCCGTTGCGCCAGTCCTCAAGAACTTGGACGCTTTGGCCGATGGCTTCCATGTGAACCGCCGCATGGATCGCGTGGTTCTCACCGTCGAGCGGTTCGATCTCCGTGCCTTGGAACATCCCGGTGTTCTCAAGCTGCGCGACTTTCTGATCGATGACCGGACGCGGTTTCGGGGTCGCAGGGCGGTAGCGTTGCGCCGCCTGCACGCCAACATCGAGCACGTCCATGTCGTGAAGCAGTTGCGCCCTGCCAACCTCGTCCATGGTGCCGATTCGCGAGAGCATCCGATCCATGATCGACTGCTTTGCCCCGGGCGATCCCGCGCCGATGACCCGGCTTTCCTCCACCCGATTGATTTCGAGGAACAACCTCGGATCAACCTGCTGCGATGCGATGCGCTCAAGCATGGCGAACACCTCGGGATGATCATCCGGGTCTTCCTTGCCCTCGATGAGTTTGCCCGCGATTACCTGCACCCTGCGGAACATTTCCTTGAACATCCGGCGAAGCCCCTTGTAGGCCATGTTCACCGAGTCAATCGCGAGGCTGCTGCCGCTGGCTTGGGCGGCTTGGATCCCGTATTTCGTCTGCGGCTGGACGCTTGCCGGGAGCGACTGCGGCGAGCCGCCATCCGTCATGCTGCCCATCATCAACGCGAGGTCGTGCATGATCGGCAATGCGCCGTTCGTGTGATTCGGGAAATCGCGTTCAATGAACGCCCAATCTGGAGAGAGGATCGCCACGGGGCCGTCGAGTTGAATCGGGGGCGATTCCAAAGCCACTGAATCCGTTGGCTGGAGCATGGTCTTCATGCTCATCATCAGGTTGTCCACCATCGAATTCCACGCCTTGTTCGAGGTCTGGATGTGCGGATACATGTCATATCCCGCGCCGCGCACCGTGTGATACGTGCCATCGCCGATGTCCTTGCAGAAAATGGTGAAGAACTGCTTCGGGCTGTCGTCGTCGCTGATGTTCTCGTAGAGGAATTCAAGTTCCTTCGCGTCCGATGATGGCTTCATCCCGTCGCGCTCGATGATGTAGTGGGAGAACGTGCCGTCATACTCGCGGACGTATCCGTGGAGCGTGTGCATCCGTGCGTCCTCGATGTGATTGAGGAAAAGGTCGTTGCTCTTGAGTTGCCGGGCGAGGTCCGCCCATGTCAGCCGCTGCCCGTTCTGCGTGCTGGTGGTGCATCGGACAAGCGCATCGCGCACGGCTTCAAGGTTCCATCCCATCTCCGCCGCCGTCTCCTCATCCATGATGCGATTCGCCATGTCGCTCGGGAGTTCCGGCTTGTAGATGATCAGCACGTCCACCGCTGACTCGGATGCGCGGGTGTCACGCGGGATCCAGAAGTTGTCCCATCCGGCAACGTCGATCTTCCAGTCGGAATCGTCGGGGTGATACGCCAGCGCAACGCCGTGCGTGACGAACTCCATGAACGCGATCTGCATCAACGTCTCGAATTCATCCCACTCCTTGAGCATGACCGTGAATTCACGCGCCGACACATCCTCGGCGAGCGTCTTGGTCGCGTCGTCCACGAGCCCGATTGGCAACGCTGGCGACACGAGCGCCTGCCCTTCCATGAGCCCGTTGTAATTCGTGAGCATCTGCTTCAGCTTCGCTTTCGCCTCGCCGAAGTTCAGGTTGCTCGTTGCCGCCCGTCCTGCGCGGCGAAGGGACGATTCCTTGTAGGGCGGCTGCCCATTGATCATCGCCCGCACGCCCATCCGCTGATAGGCGGACTTCTCATCCAGTTGCCGGAACCGCTCATAAATCGACTGGAGACTCTTCGCGTCAGCAAGCCTGCTGCCCTTTGGCTTCCCTTTTTTCGGGAAAGGTTTCAGGCCGGTGATTGCGCCGGAGTCAGGAGAGAACGTGGTCGGATTGGTCATAGCGTGGAACGCTGCCTCCTGCGGGTTTTGGGTTGTTCAACGGGTTTCGGAGGTTCAGCGAAGGCAACTGTTTGCACGCATTGAGAATCAAGTAAAGTTAGGAGTGACAGATCCTTGCAGCCGTGAAGGACGAGCGTATCCGGTTTGACCGGACGATTCAACGGGTTGCCCTCCTGCGTGAATCGCAGTTTCACGGTGTCGCAAACGATTTGCCCGTCGTGCCTGCGGTAGTTGCCGGTGCTCCAGTTGTGCTGGATCATGTCGGTGTGTCGTGCCGCTGGCATGATCTCCTTGGAGAGCGCCATGTCGAACGCTTCCACGCATCCGATATGCGCTCGCGTGTGATGGATGAGATACGCCGGATAGATCGCCGTGCCGACGAGATGCTGGCCGACCTTGATGATCTGCCCGGTGCTGGCGCGGGCGTAGGTATTGTCGATGCACCCGAGGAACGGCTTGAATGATTCGCGGTTGTATTCGTCCGCCAACGCATCCGCCCAGCCGCTCCGCATCGGGGTGCAGTCGGCTTCCATGAAGAACCACGGGCGCTGAAGCGACGGATCGTTGCCGACCATCATCGCCGCGTGCCGGAAGATTTCGTTCGGCGCCACGGGCCATTCCTGCGTCGTCACGGTCGCCGTGGTGGCTTTCGCTGGGGACTTCCATCCCATTGCGCGAAACTCGACAGCAATCGGCTCACGCTGCTCCGGCGGCACCTCGGGGGACCAGACGATCAACGCCTCGTGCCTCGGATACGGTCCGAGTTTCCGCATCCACTTCGCGAGCGGCAGGGCGAGATGCACGTCAACCTTGGAGACTGGAAATACGATGATCATTGGCCGAAAGCTGATGCGAATTCGTTCTCCTCGTCCGCGACGGGGCGATACTTGTGCCGGTGCGCTGATTGCCGATCCATCGGTGCGTCCATGAGGTTCATCGGTGCGCTGCCCTCCTCGCCTATCCGCTCGCGGTCACGGATCTTTCGCAACGCCTCTTCATTCGCGATGTTTCGCGCACGAACAGCCGCCGGCCGGAAACCGCCACGCTGGCGGCAGATGTCCAGGAGCAGCATCACGGTGTCCCCGAGGTCCGGCGAACGCTTGATCCGCTTCTTCATCGTGCGCTTCGGCTCGACCGCCTGCTTGCCGCCCTTGCCGTATTTGCCCGGGTCTTCCCGTCGCGCCACGAGATCCGCGATGATGCGCGTGTTGAATCCGAAAAGCTGACCGCCGCGCAGGAAATCCTTCCCGACAAGCCAGAGTTCCGAGACGCGATCCGCGTAAAGCTCATTCGCCGGTCGCCCCTTCGGCCCGGCTGGTGTCTTGGTCGCTTCATCCGCAAACGTGATGCCCGCCCAATCGCGCACCTTGCTCTCCTCGATAAGCACGTTCCCAAACAGCGCCCCGCCGCCGGTGGAGTCGTAGCAGGCGTTCCTCGGCGTGACACCCCACTCGGAGCAAAGAGCACGAAACTGATCCACGATTTGATAGACATGCTCCCGCTTGATGCTCTTCTTTTCCACTAATAGTCTGCACTCCTTAATCAAAAGAGCCTTGTTGCCGTTGGCGAGCGTGCCGAGGTGCCCGACAACGCCCCATGACTGGTCGCCGCCGTGCGCCCATGACATGTCACAGGCCGCGTAAGCCGTTGGCTCCCCGACGAATTCGCATTGCCCGACTGCGTCATCAAACTCGGAGTCAGTGTAGATCGAGCCGTCGCCAGTGCCTTCCGGCGCCCAGAACGCCCGGAACATCCGCCAGTAGGACAAGGAATCGCGACCT